ATCGTCCTCGAATTTTATTTCTTGTTTTGTAGGGTGTACATTGATATCTACTTGTGATGGATCCACATCTATATACAAAATATAGCTAAAGCATTCAGGGTGAAGGACGCTACATGGGTGTTCCTAGTGTGTTTCTACGAACCTTTGGTTGTAACTTTAAATGTGCAGGATTTGGTATGCCGCGTGGCGAACTAAGTGCAGAAGCAGAAGACATTGCACAAGTGGCACATTTATACAACAAGTACGAAGACTTACCTTTAGTAAGTACAGGCTGCGATAGCTATGCTAGTTGGCATCCTAGTTTTAAAGACCTTAGTCCCATGCTGACAAGCAATGCTATTGTAGATCGTATTATGGAAATTATTCCGCACAACGAGTGGAAGGATGAACATCTAGTTATCACAGGCGGTGAGCCACTGTTGGGTTGGCAACGTGCTTATCCAGATTTACTAAATCATCCTAAAATGCAAGGTCTTAAAGAAATTACATTTGAAACAAACGGTACTCAGAAACTTACTCCAGAGTTTAAAGATTATCTAATGCGTTGGCAAATGCCAAGTATGGAATATTTTAAAGAAGTTACATTCAGTGTAAGTGCTAAACTTCCATGTTCAGGTGAGAAGTGGGAAGATGCCATTTGTCCAGAGATTGTTTGTGAGTATGAAGAAGTTGGTACAGCATACTTAAAATTTGTTATTGCCACAGAACAAGACTTTGCTGATGCAGAGTGTGCTATTGCCGCTTATCGTAAAGCAGGTTTTATGGGACATGTATATTTAATGCCAGTGGGTGGTGTAGAAAGTGTATATGCACTGAATAATAAAAATGTAGCACTATTAGCAATGAAGCATGGTTTGCGCTACAGTGATCGTTTGCAAGTGCCATTGTTTAAAAATGAGTGGGGTACATAATGAAAGATTGGTTTAAACGTGTTACAGGTATTGCAAAACTTGAAAAAGAAAAACAAGAATTGCAAGAAGCTAGAGATAAAGCAGTTGCCGAAGCAGTTCACGCACAGGCAGCAGAAGAACTTGCTAAGATGACACCAAAAGAACGTGCCACTGCCAAAGGTGAACCCTGGGTAGCTGTTTTGGACACACACGTTAACAAAGATAATCTACGTAATGGCTTTTTTGAGCTTGACTGGAACGACCTTTTTGTGTTACAATTAAAACAAGGTGGATACGGTTTTGATGGCGATCCCGACGAAGAGATAGTTGATCGTTGGTTTAGAGATATCATAGGTCAGATGCTTGTAGAAGAAGGTCAAGATCCTAATCGTGGTGCTGGTTTTATTAACGTTGTTCCAATTGCCACAGGCAAGTCAGAGGTTTCATGAGTTATATTTTAGTAGATACTGCAAATACTTTTTTCCGTGCTCGTCACGTTATTAACGGTGACGCCGACATGAAGTTAGGTATGGCTTTTCATATTACACTTAATGGTGTTAAGAAGGCATGGAAAGACTTCGAGGGCAAGCACGTTATCTTCTTCTTAGAAGGTCGTAGCTGGCGCAAGGACTTCTATCCTCCGTACAAGCGTAATCGCAGTGACGCTCGTGCCGCACATACGGCAAAAGAAGCAGAAGAAGAAAAACTGTTTTGGGAAGCCTTTGACACGTTTAAAGAGTTTATCAGTGAGAAGACTAACTGTACAGTACTACAACATCCGCAACTAGAAGCAGATGATCTTATTGCTGGTTGGATTCAGAGTCATCCAAACGATGACCATGTGATCATTTCGACAGACACAGATTTTGTGCAATTGATTGCACCTAACGTAAAACAGTACAACGGTATCACTGATGTAACCATTACAGACAAAGGATACTTTGATCATAAAGGTCGTCCTGTTAAAGATAAAAAGACGGGCGAAGCTAAGGCAGTACCTGTGCCTGAATGGTTGCTGTTTGAAAAATGTATGCGTGGTGACCCTACAGACAATGTCTTTAGTGCTTATCCCGGTGTGCGTACTAAGGGCTCAAGTAAAAAAGTTGGCCTAACAGAAGCATTTGAAGATCGTGGGGAAAAAGGATTCTCTTGGAACAATCTCATGTTGCAACGTTGGACCGACCACGAAGGTGTCGAACATCGTGTAATGGATGACTATCAGCGTAATCGTGTACTAGTTGACCTTACTGCACAACCTGTAGAAATTCGTGAGATTATAAATAAAACTATCGCAGAGGGTGCAAAGCCTAAGGAAGTCACACAAGTTGGCATTCGACTGCTAAAGTTTTGTCAGCTCTATGACCTGCAGAAGATTGCCGATCAGGCACAGTCTTATGCAGAACCGCTTAATGCAAAATACCCTTCATAATACAGAGGAAACACACATGACAGATGATATTCACGCCACACCTATTATCCCAGAGAAGTTTTGGATTGTAGAACAAGCAGGAGTTAAACTAGCCACACTACGTAAGAATGAAGAAAATAGATTTGTCATGTCTAACGTAGAAGGTGTTAAGATTTATGATACTGCACAAAGTCTTACTAAAGAATTTGGCAAAGATTTCTTTGTTGCAAAGATTGTTAAAGAAGCCGACAGTGCCAAAGATAATGAAGTTCAAGGTTATTCAACATCATGCAAGCCACATAATGGCATGTACGACATTCGACGTAAGTTACCCTTGTTTACCAAGAGCGATGACAGCAAGAGTTTATACTGCGCAGGTTACTATGTGATTAAATTTGAAAAAGGATGGGTTAAATCATTCTGTCCTAAATTGATTACACTACAACGCTATGAGTACAAAGGTCCGTTTAAAACTGATATTGAAATGAAACAGGTACTGAGCAATGTCAGCAAATAACATACCCGATAAACTACCCAGTGTAGAAAGACTACTACAAAAGGTATCAGTAGCTGAACGCAGTAATCAACGCGAAATTCGCATGACTGTAGCAGAAGCTCGTGAACTGGTAACTGATCTAACATTAATGACCACAAGAATGACTGAAATCATTATTAGCATACACAATAGGCTAGATAAACTCAGTGTAACCACTGAAGAGATCAAGATCGAAACCGACGGTGGTGCGTTTTAAGAGATAAATATATGCGTATATAACTTGGATACGCATTATGAGTCGACCTAAACCAAAAGTGCTCTTAGAGTACGCTAATAAAGAAAACTACAAAGTTGAACAAATTTTGGAGTCCGAAGCCATCTGGGCAGTGTTTTATAAAACAGATCCTTTCAATCTAAAAAGTGGCAGTTTAGTTTCTAACTATCCTGGACCAAAGTATAAGAAAGTTTCCTTTAGTAATCCTGGCCATGCACGTAATTTGGCAAAGAAATTAAACAGGTTATTCAAGACAACTGATTTTAAAGTATACAAGCTAACAACCGGTGAACAAATTGAGTAAGTATGGACCAAAAAGATCAATACAGTCAGGCATTCCTCAGAGCTGCCGAACAAGATTGTAATGAACAAAAGGCAGTCAAGTACAGAACGTTATGGTGGTACAATGTTCGTACCAAGTCATCGGGTGGTTTGCGTTTAACTGATGACGGTATTGATTTTGTTAGGGAACATGCAAAGCTCAAGACCTACAATATAAAATTTCCCAAGACTGTTAGAATAACTCCACAGATACTAATTTGGTTAGATCAGTTTATTCGCAGTCCTTATCATATAACCAGCAAAGACATTACTGTACTAACTGAAACAGCGGCATTTGAATTGTATCTGTTTTCAGGAGATGTGCAAAAAATGGGCTACACCAAAGCCCTGGCTAAAAGATTTAGCCAAGAACAGTCATAAACTTTTTCCTACATTGTAAATATACATATATTATGTTTAATCTAAATCCTTTAACAGTTTTAGGCGCACGTACACTATCGTGGATTCCTCCGCACTTTGTGAAGATTCCTGTAACCGTAGCAGTATGGGATGCAAATGAAAATATGAAGAATTGGATTGAACAAAAACTAGTAGGAAGATTTAGTATTGTTAGTTCTCCGCAAATTGAAAGTGCTACAGGAAAATTAAAAATTTCCACATTTGTAGGATTTGAAGATGAAAAAGAACTAACATACTTTATGTTAGCATGCCCACATATAAGGAGTTAATCTCATGGCAAATGAAGAAATGAATCAAGAAGCAGTCGCAGCACCACAAGCGGCACCACAAACAGCACCTGCTGAAGAAAGCACAGATCTTACCATTAATGATCTAAGTGGTTTGAAATCAGTAATTGATGTTGCAACACAACGCGGTGCATTTAAAGCAGGCGAATTAGAAGCAGTCGGTAAAATTTATAACCGTCTGGATAAATTCTTAGCAGCAGCAACCAAAGGACAATAATCATGGCAGCACTAAAACACGTCGGTAAGATTCGTAAGACCGGAGCGAAAGTGGTAGTAGTATTTAGGACACTTCCTGGAGATCCGTATCACGCATTGGTACTGGGTGTTACTAGTCTAAGTGATATGTACCATAACTCAATGATGCAATTGCTTGAAGACGGTCAAGGTCAACAGGCAAATGAGTTTGGAGAAGCGATGGCAACACGCTTCTTTCCAGATGGTAGACAGATGTTAACTGCCATGCACGGTGAAGGACGCCTACAAAAGGTTGCAACTGCTGACATCGACATGACTCCAACTACATCCGATATTATTTCGTTGGATAAGTTAAATGAGTTAATTGCTGAACAGAAAGGTGTTAAGTTGGCAGATTTGGCCACTGACAAACCAAAGACACCCGAGCCAAAAGAAACTTCTAAAGCAGAAAAAGTTGCTGCAAAAGAAAAAACAGTAACTGCTCCTGTGGTAGCAAGTGAAGGTCCGTTGACCGACGAAGATCTGGCTCGTCAACTGCGCAGTCAAGCAGATGCCATGTTTAAAGAAGCACAGAATCTTCGCAAGCAAGCAGACGAACTTGCGCCTCCTGTTAAAAAGACAGTGAAGAAAAAAGAAGTAGCTAGTGCCTAAAAAAATATTCAAGCCCGCAAAGGACGTGATCAGCCAATGGCCCGAAGTATTTGAAGATTTATATATGAATACTATGCCGGTAGATTATCTCCAATGCGTGGTTATTGAATTTAATGATGGTAGAATATGGGAGATTGACATCACTGATCACTTAAACGATCATGATAACAAACCATTAGCAGAACGTCTAACCAAGACAATTAAAGAATATCAAAACGAAATCAAGAAGATTGATTTTAAAATCGACATCGAACGATTAAAGAACGATGTCGAAGGTACCACTCGACGTTATTTTAAATAACTGTTACCATTTGGATGCAGCAAGTCCATTGTTAGATGTTGCAAAGTAAAGATCTCTTGCAGCATAGTATGCTGCTGCTGCAAAATATCCCGGATTCCCGGGACCAGTAGAACCACTATTAGTAAAATCAAAACGCCAGTGTGTATAACCATCGGATACAGTGATAAACGCATCGGCAGAATATGAGTTGTACCAGTCAGGGGCAGAGACAATAAAGTTTCCCTGGCAATACACTGAAACTGAATTATCTGCTGAACAAAATACTTTGAAATAATAAGGTCCACCATTGGTGTAAGGATAGCGTCTATAGATCTTGAATGTTCCTGCAGGTGTAGCTGCGGCTGATGCATACGGACTTACTGGGCTACCAATTGCGTATTCTGGGGGGAAGGTCGCATCTCCTACTACATTTAATACCGGAGACTGTATATCAAATGTAACAAAATTGCTACCTACCCCATACAGAAACCCGTCACCTGCACTTGGAAAAACAACATAGACATTAGTGTATGTGGCAATTTGTCCGTTTACCAACACCTGAGTTGTAAGCTCTCCTTGGGCGTTTGTAGTATACGTTTGTCCCACGATACTAGTGTAAGGCCCGTTAGTTCCATCATTGGTAGCCGAGCCTCCATCTGTTGTTAACCTTGTAAAGCCGGTAGCTGAATTCATGTTACTTGGGGCGCCGGTCACTGTTACAGTAATAGTCGCTCCTTGTATTGGGGCAAGATCACTCCATGTAGCGGTTATATCTGGAACAACTGTAAAACCCACCCATACTTGATTTGTTCCGCAGGCAGATTCAGGGGCAGTGGTGTTGGAAGCCCATCTTCCAGATCCGGCAGCAGTAGTACCGCTAGTACTGTTGGTGTACCAGACCTGTGTACCGTCGTCTTTTTTACCAACAGGTATTTGAGCATAGAAACGATTACGGCCGGCACGCCAATATTTTGTTTCATAGGCACCGTACCCATCACCAGCGTTAGGGCCGGTGCCAGGCCAGGGCGCTGCAAATCCGTCACTATTAGCAACAAAACTAGAAACTGGACAGAGTTTTGGATCAGTAAGACCACTTGGATCGGACCACTTGCCTGTACCGCCAAGACCGATATCGCTTTGATTGTCAGTCCAAAATAGCCAAAGTCCGCCAGTGGCATTGGGCTCCATGTTGCCGAACTCTGTTCTAACTCGTGAATTTTTCTTGAGTGTGCCACGACTTGTGTCAACTATACTGAATATATTTGATGCGTCAGTCCAACCGGTACCGGTGACAGCACCGTTGTTTAATAATTTAAATGTGGGAGTTAGTGCTATCGCTTGGAATGATGTACTAATATTAAATGACGTATTTGTTCCAGCATTTCCGCCAGTGTCTGATGTGATGCTTACTGCCACTGTACTGCTGCCAATTCTTGATCTAGTCCAATTATAGTATAAGGAGGCACTACTATTGGCCTGTATTGTTTGCGATGTACTGCCAGTACGCAATCCTATGGTCATATTTGGGCCAGTCACGCTGACTGCACTTATAGTTAAGGGAGCACCACCATTATTGGCAATTAAAATTACTATGCCATCAGTTACTGATTTTGTAACTTCTGCACTATAGATAGATGCTGAGGTAGCACTTGCACTGATATTAGGAACTGCTTTGGTTGCCGTAACAGCAACACTAAAAGGAGAGGAACTTACTGAACCAAGTCTAGGATGAGTTCCTGTAATACTGATAGAACTTGATCCCGATGTAGTGGCAGAGCCATAATATGAGTAGGTGACATCTACAGTTTTTGTACCACCAGCACTGATAGTACCGGTTAGTGATCCAGCACTAGATTGAATAGAGCCTGCATAGCCAGCGAAAAAATTGCTTAATGTTGCAGGAGAATTACCTGAATTGGTTAATGTAAGTGTTGTACTTGCGCTACCCGATACTCCAGATCCGCCAATAAACGAAAAACTTACACTTGCTGGGCTGGCGGAAAATCCTAGAGTAACTGTAGGAGCGTTAATTTGTACCGTAATAGTTGTCGAAGTAATTCTATATGTTGGGCCGGTTGCTGCACCGCTACCATCAACAGTGCCTGCATTAGATACTACTTTTAACACCACCGTTGATGATCTAGGATATGATCCGTAACTACTACCTACAGATATTCCTAGATCAAAGCTATTACCGTTGGTAATAGTACGAGACGCTGGTAAAGTATAGTTTCCAGAAGATTGTGTAATTGTACGATCAGGGAATCCCGATGGTGTTGTTATAGTCCATGTATCAAATGATTGATCAGAAGACGATACATCAATATAAAATCCATAGATAATTAGATCAACTCCGCCGGTCAATGCTGCCGATGTGACTCTCCATGTGCCCGAAGGACCATTACCATTACCTGCAATACAGCTAAGTTCTGTACTTGGTCCAACCACAGTACCAGCAGTATTGGCCACTGTTATACCGGGAGTATCTGTTTTAGAACTGTCAGTTACAGTTAGCGGTGTTGGTGTAGTTACTTTCATACCGCCGCCACTACCGTCTGATGATCCCACTGCCGATATGGTAAATGTTTCAGTACCTTCTGTAGTTCGGTCTGGATTCGTTACAATGCTGATACTAGATGTCGAATTGGCATAAGAACCACTATTGCTAGAAGTGCTGGTTAATACTTTATAACCATTAGAGTTAGTGCTTGCAGTCCATCCTGTTTCAATGAAGTCACTGAGCCCTGTTGTAGTTGTGGCAGTAATTGTCCAAGTTATAGTATTGCCTGTATAATAGTTTGTTGCGGTAAAATCAAAGTAGGCAGTTACATTGTTTTCTGTAATTGTACTAGGAGATCGCACTGCAATAGAATAAGCAGCAGTAATATAAATTGGAGTTCCGTTCTCAGTGAATCCGTTTGATGGTGTTGACACAGGATCAGTTGGGACTGCTACATATACTGCTCCACCGGCAAGCGGGCCTTTGGGCATTTTACGAGAAATAGTACTGGTAAATGTACCGTCAACTCCGTCATAGTTTGTTGCATTGCCATCATTAAATGCATCAACAAACTCAATTTTAAATGTGATAGTGGTCGCGCCACCTAGAGAATTATCTGCTACATTGCTTTTGGCTGTGATTCTATAGTAGTTTGCAGAATAGGTAGTGTCTGCACTGTGTCGAATATATACTGGATCATTGGTATTATATGCATTGGTTAATCTATAAAAATAAGTTTTACCAAAAGACGGTGCATCTGCGGTAACTGCTGTTAAGAGATCATCCCATGATTTATTTTGACTTTTACCTAGATCTGGACTTTGAGTTCCACCGGAGTGCGATGCAGTAAAATTATAAGTACTGCCAGCATTGAAAAAATAACGTGCATCGTCAGCTGTGGCAAATGTAACCGTTGATTCGTAATAGGCATAATTTTTCCAGCCCGCGCCTGAACCCGCTGTGCCAGTGTATGGTGCATAAGTCTCTGTTTGCGGTGTATAAGTAACTGTGGCCAACTGATTAGCTGCAACTGTGGTGGTATAGATAAATGGGGCAGAAAGTGTTCTGCTTTCATTTTGTAAAATTCCAGTTGCAAGGGTGCCGTACTGTGTAAACAATGATGCAAGTAATTTGTCACCGGCAGCAACATCCGTAATAGTAGGAGCCGCACCATTTTGATGCGTATAGGCTTTGGTGATGTCTTGTCGTAATAGATCTAAATGTCCCTCAGTAACCTTGTCGTATTGATTTACTGGGCTTGATACTACAGACTGACCATACCCAAAATAAGCATTCGTGGTGCCGGTAGTACTTGTTCCTAGTCTACTCACAACTAATAATCGAGCGGAATTATAATCAGTTGGGGTTATTTTTGAATACTGAGTTGTCATTGTGACTTCTTTTAACCTTAATATCCTGCGGCAGTCGACTGCGCCATTGACCATACTTTTGTTGCGCCGTCAAAAATTTGTATCGATACCCAACCTGGATTAGTTGCCCAGGTGTTATCTCCAAAATTACCATTTAACAATACTATAATAAGTCTAGTTCTACCAGATGCGGTTGTTGTAAAAGTGTTGGTACTAATACCGCCACCGAGGGAGGTAGCAAAGTTATAAACAGGATTACCTGTTAGAAAGTTCCAATTGACTCCAACTCCTCCGTTATCGTCTGACCAAATTTTAAGAGTATAACTCTTATTGGGTGTTAGTTGAACAGTCCTCCACCACTTAAAATAGATCAACGGCGATGATGGATTAGAAGCTGAGTAAGGTAGCCAAGAGACCCTATCCGATAACATTGAATTAGCCTCTGCAGAATAAGTAGGTAAATTAACTTCACTCTGAGTATAATATGGGGCAGAAGAAGTAGTAATGGTCACAGGATTAGATTTGTAAACGGCACCTTTATATGTCTGTTGAAACACCCATGTCCACACACCGGGTTCAGGAGCTCCTGCTGGACCATTAAAGACGCCGTCGGCTCCTACTGTTGATGAGGCAAAGTTACCATTTGGTGTTTGTGCCTGTTCATCATATCTTACAGAATCTGCCGATAACGTTATTGGTTGATTTTGATATCCGCCAGACACTGAGTATGTGAGTTTTGGCCATGTAGCTACATCAGCTGTGTTTGGAAATTGTAGACTAGTTGTTGATGCGGTTAATGTTAAATTAGGGAATGTTTCCATTTGGAATAAATTGCCATCAGTGGCTGCGGTATACCATTGTTGGGTACCATCATCTAACTTACCAACAGGGATCCAAGCAAACAATCGACTAGTACCAACATCCCATCCAGCTGTACTACTTCCGCTTGTCCAGAAATCTACTCGGCCTTGACTGTCGGCGTTTCTAGGCAATAATTTTGCAGCCTGTGCAGCAGAAGGCGTAGTGCCTGCCGGTACACCGCTAACTACTCCACTGGCCTGTTGATGATATACATAGGCTGTTGCATTAGGTTCTGCACCTGTTACATATGACTGAATAGTACTGTTACGATTGATCCTAGCAACAGTGTTAGCATCAGTTCCAGTGTAGCCATTTGGACCACCGGCTGTAATATAATATGCAATATTAGTAAAACCAGTAGACGTCATTGTGAATGATACAGTTTTAGAATTGTTTGGGCTTGGTGCATTACTGGCAATGGTAATAGTGGCAGGATCTGTACCTACTCTACTACGTTTTGATGCAATAGAAACTGACTGTGTAGCACCTATTGGAATTGTCATATTAGTAGGTGATACCGTATATGTACTATATGAATTCTGACCAGTAATTGCAATATTTGAAATAACTAACGATGCGCTGCCGCTGTTGGTAATGTTAAAAGATGAAGTTGATTCAACATTAATTTGTTTTGATGTAGCTACTACCGATGTAGTTGATACAGTAATTCCCGGTAAAGAAGCCGTACCAGTGACTGTGGCGGTAATGGTCTTTGTTCCCGCTGTGCCGCAGTCAATAGATATAACTGGTTGGTTTGATGAAGGTACAGTTAATCCTGTAAATTTAATTTGAAATTCTCTAAATGCTCCCGGGGCAATAGGCAGTCCGCTTGGGTCATTGGTAATAGTATGAGTAAGGTTGCCTTCGCTGGCAACACTGACTGCCGGAGAGCCCAGGGTAACAGTGGCATTTCCGCTACTGTTGGATATTCTAATAGTTTGATTTACAGTATTACCCGGTGTAACTCCGTCCGAAGCAAAGGTTGTTGTATAGGCCAATAATGGAGTTGTCGATATGCCAAATGTTGCGGTAATTACCGTTACAGCAATATTGGCTGTTTTATTTGTTCCTGGTACAGCGCCACCGCCCGGTGTATTATTACCATCAGATGTAATGGTAACCACTGCTGTTTGTGAGCCAACTGTTGATCCTGCAAATTTAACAGTAAATGTTTTAGATTGACCTGTGGCAATAGCCGTGGCACTAAATGCGGGTGCTCCTGACATGGCGGTAAAATCTGCAGAGTAATCAGACAGTGATGCTCCCTTGTCAATTGTGATATTTGAAATATTCAATACTTTTGAACCATTGTTGGTCACTGTGACTGTTGATGCACTAGAAGTGGCAATTGCTTCACCTTGAATAGCCTGAGCCGTTGTTGAACTAATGCTTACAGACGGTGTTGGACTAGTTGACGTATCGTTAATGGTCACTGCCTTGTTTAATACTTCACCTGTTTGATAACCGTCAGACTGTACAGTAATCCTAGCATTCAATGATAGACCGGGATTGGTTAATAGATCAGCGGCAATGGTAACTGGGTAATTTACACTAGCATAGCTATCATTGCCAGTAGTAGTAATAGTTTTAATACCGGTAGTTGATCCTGTTAGATGTGAATCGGAAACTCCGGAAATTTCTAATTGGTATGATTTACTAGAAGGATAATTTCTAGATACAAATGTAAATGTAACAGTACCGCCTTCGTCAATACTGTTGACATTAGATGTTAGTGTAAATGACGGAGATAGATTAACCGCTGTCCCAGATGCAGATAATGCACCAACATTATAGGATGCCGGTGAAGGTACTGTTAATACCCCATTTGATTTTGTTTCGCTAATGATACTGGTTAACGTACCGTCAATGTAGTCAGTAGCAATACCAGGAATAGTAGTGGAATCAATCCATTCAATTTTAAAACTTATAAAGGTCGATGTTCCGGGTGTATTGGAGTTAGATGCTGCTCTAATTCTATAATAGTTGTTAGAATATGGTGCAGGTGCAGTGAACAAAAATACCGGAGTTGCATTATCAGCAAGGCCGCCTGTGGTCAGTGCATAAAATTGTGTTCGACCAAATGATATTGTGCCGTTATTGTTTAAAAATACAGTCCACGAATTGTTTTGTGCCGCTGCATTTTGTGGACTGGTAGTTCCGCCATCTCTAGAACTTCTAAAATTAATAGTTCCGCCACTGTTAAAAAACGCTCTTGCAGCGGCTGCACTGGTAAATGTAACATCTACTAGTTGTTGTACTGCGGCTGACCACGGTGTTGTTGTGGTTTGTGTTCCGCTGGTAACCACTGTAGGAGTTCCGGGACGTTGGCTACCTGCAAATAAATTTCTATTTGCAATAATGTCGTTTGCAGCAGCAAGATATGTTTGATAAACCTGTGCATAGGTAACTCTAGTTGCATTGCCTGCTCCTACATTACCAGTACCCGATACATCCGGAATAGTTGATGCACTGCCAATTTGATGTGTATAGGCTTTGTTAATATCAACACGTAGTTGGTCCCACTGTGCTTCTGTAATTGTTTGATCGCCGGGTCCAACTTCATTAGACGAAATTGATTGTCCGTAGCCAAACGTTGGATCAGCAACATTGGTAGTAGGGTTAGTACCGCCGGTTCCTAAAACGTTATAAACAATTTTTCTTAAATTATTGTAATCTTCTCTGGAGATT